GAGGGGAAACGCACCATCATGGCAAAACCGATGAATATGGGAAGCAGCGGATGGATATATTCGGAACCACTGAGCATAAAGGGTGAATACGGCAGTTACAGCTGGAATTATCGTGGAGACCTATATGCGATATGGGGATGGATATATCCAAGAAAGAAACTAATCCCGGAATTGAGAAAGCGGGGAATCGGGAAACGGTTCCCCGATGTATCCCCCTCAAAACTTGTACGAGACCTTCTGAAAGGTGGCAATGATGCGGAATTATGTATCAAGACCGGACAGACGGATATGTTAAAGCACATGTACAAAACGGGCTATTACCAACTCCGATATAAACCGTCCTTCAACATCTGCAACCGCAACCGTTATATAATCAGAGATGCAAGCATGTGGAATGACTATATAAGCCTGCTGTCCTATTTCCACAAGGATCTGCATAACGCCAAATACGTATGTCCCAAAAATTTAAAAGCCGAGCACGACAGATTACTAAGAAAGAAAAATGAAATTGAGGCAAGGCAAAGAAGGGAAAGGGACAGAATAAAGGCTATCCAAAAAGAAAAGCAGCTCAAGGAGGATATAGCATCATTCTACAACCGGATGGAAAGATTCTTCGGCATGGAAATCAAAGGCGACGGCATAGTCATCCGTCCGCTTGAAAGCGTAACCCAGTTCTACAAGGAGGGCAAAGTCATGCACCATTGTGTATACGCCAACAGGTATTACAGACGCAGTGAATGTCTGATCATGACAGCCATAGCCGGAGAAAAACATGTGGAAACCATCGAAGTGAATCTTAAATCGTTTCAGATAGTACAGTCAAGAGCCGTATGCAACGGAACATCAGAGTATCATGACCGCATTATCCGGCTGGTGGAGAAGAACATGAGTTTAATCAAAAAAAGAATAGCATAATGAAAGATTATATAGAATTTTTAAAAGACAAGATGGCAATCAGCCATCAGACAGGATTTGAAGTTAAGGCTGATGAACTTACCCCGTACTTATATCCCCATGTGAAAGATACGGTACGTTGGGCTGTTTGCGGCGGTTGCAGGGCGATATTCTCCAGCTTCGGTATGCAGAAGACCGTAACCCAGTTGGAGATACTGCGGATAATCCTGAACCGCACAGGAGGCAAAGGGTTGATAGTTTGCCCCAAGCGTGTAGTAGTGGAGTTCCTGACACAGGCCGAAAAGCATCTGGGCATGAAAGTGACCTATGTACGTACTATGCAGGAGGTGAAGCAATGTCCGACCAATATCATGGTGACAAACTATGAGCGTGTCCGTGACGGCGAGGACGGAGTAAGAATAGAACCTTCTTACTTTACCGTTACCTCATTGGATGAAGCGAGCGTGTTACGTGGATTCGGAACCAAGACCTATCAGGATTTTCTTCCTATGTTTGCAGAAGTTCCGTACAGGTTTGTTGCCACTGCCACACCGTCACCCAACAGATACAAGGAGCTGATACACTATGCCGGCTACCTTGGAGTGATGGATACCGGGCAGGCACTTACAAGGTTCTTCCAGCGTGACAGCACGAAGGCGAACAATCTTACCCTCTATCCCCACAAGGAGAAGGAATTCTGGTTATGGGTAAGTACATGGGCGTTGTTCCTCACCAAACCGTCTGATTTAGGTTATCCCGATACAGGATATGAGTTACCAGAGTTACGGGTACATGAAGAAGTCGTGAGTGTGGATAACTCCACTGCCGGAGCCGACCGTGACGGGCAGGTGAAAATGTTCCGTGAGGCTGCTCTAGGCCTTGCTGATGCAGCTAAGGAACTTCGGGACAACATGCAGGAAAAGATTGCCCGTGTGGTAGAGATTATCAATCGCCCGGAAAACAAAGACGACCATTTCCTTTTATGGCATGACTTGGAGGCTGAACGTGAGGCACTCTGCAAGGCAATTCCCGGATGTAAGGCTGTGTATGGCTCGCAAGATGATGATGAAGCCGACAGGGTGATAGCGGATTTCAAAGACGGCCGTCTGAAATATCTGGCCGCCAAACCTGAAATGCTTGGTGAGGGTTTGAACTTCCAGTACCACTGCCACAAGGCAATCATGTTTATTGACTACCGTTTCAACGACAAGTTCCAAGCGATAGCCCGTATCTACCGTTTCATGCAGCAGCATCCCGTAGAGCTTTACTTGGTGTATGCCGAAAGCGAAGGTGAAATATTCAAATCATTCATGCAGAAGTGGGCGCAACACCGCCAGATGGTAGCCAAGATGACCGATATAGTCCGCAAGAACGGTTTGTTCGGTTTGCAGGCAGAGGAAAAGATGATGCGGTGGATGTTTGCCAGCAGGGAAGAAAAGTCCGGCAAACTGTGGAAAGCTATCAATAATGACAATGTACTTGAATGTCAGAAGATGGAAGATAATTCGGTAGACCTGATTGTAACCAGTATCCCGTTCTCCAACCACTACGAATATACGCCTACCTACAACGACTTCGGGCATAATGAAGACAACGGCAAGTTCTTTGAGCAGATGGACTATCTCACCCCGGAGCTTATGCGTATTTTAAAGCCCGGCCGGTTGGCCTGCATCCATGTAAAGGACCGTGTACTGTTCGGCAACGCTACGGGTGACGGTATGCCCACCATCGACCCGTTCAGCGAAATGACTGTGTTCCATTATCTGAAGCACGGGTTCCGCTACATGGGGCGTATTACAGTGGATACGGATGTGGTGAGGGAGAACAACCAGACTTATCGGCTTGGATATACAGAGATGTGCAAGGACGGTTCAAAGATGGGTATCGGTTGCCCGGAATATGTTCTTCTCTTCCGAAAGTTGCCTTCTGATACCTCACGAGCCTATGCTGATTTGCCGGTGACAAAGAATAAGAGTGAATACTCGCTTGCCCGTTGGCAGATAGATGCCCATGCAAGTTGGAAATCTTCTGGTAACTCTCTATTGAGCTATGAGGACATGAAAGGAGCCGGAATAGATAAGATACGCCATCTGTTCAGGAACTACGAACGTGAACATATATATAACTACGAGGAACATGTATCATTCGCTGAAGAATTGGAAATATACGGAAAGCTGCCTAAAACATTTATGGCCGTTGACCCTGTAAGCAAGAAAGATTGGATATGGGATGATGTCACCCGTATGCGCACGCTCAATACCAAGCAGTCACAGAAGAAACGGCAGAACCACATCTGCCCTTTACAGCTCGATATCGTTGAAAGACTGATTGAACGGTATTCAAACAAGAGTGAGTTGGTGTTTGACCCCTTCGGAGGTATCGGCACAGTACCTTATTGTGCCATCAGACTGAAACGTAAGGGATTATCTACAGAACTGAATTATGACTATTGGAAAGACAGTCTTTCATATCTGTATGAGGCGGAGATGGAAGTTAGCGCACCCACATTGTTTGATTTGATGGACAGTGCCGTATGAACATCTATCACACAGAACCCAGATTCGACTGCGAAAAATTCGCTCCATGCGGGCGCATCTCCCTGCACAAATGCCGGAAATACAAAGGCAGACTGGATGAATGCAGGGGATGTACGCTTGTACACCGTAAAGCCAAGACGGTTGCCGGTACGGAAGCCGGAAGAAAGGTTTGTCCGCATTGCGGACGTTCCCTTCCGCTCCACCGGTTTTATAACAGGACTGTCAGATGTGGGGATAAGGAATACCGATGTCTCACCTCCTGGTGCAAGATGCGTATGAGTGAAGTCGCAGCGGAAAGAAATCGTAATAATTAATTTAAAAATCCAATGAAAAACGTAACGAAAATAGCCAAGAAGTCCGCAGGGCTTAGCCAAAAATGCTCGATTTGCCCACTTATGCAAAGATGCACTTTAGAAATCCATAGAGCCTGTTTTGACAGCTTTGTAGAGGGTTTCAAGAAAGGGGCCAGAGCTGCTGAAAAAGAAATAAACAAGAAATTCAAATCGGAACAGATATGAAACAGACAGCAGAAGAAGCGGCAAGGGGATATTCCAATGATTGCAGAAACAGGCAGCGTCATTGTGAACCGTACTGCATTGTTGACTTTATTTCTGGTGCCGAATGGCAGTCAAAGCAATCACCTTGGATAAGCGTTGAAGATAAACTGCCTTCTTTAAACCAAAAAGTAATAGTTTATAACGGGAAACAAATATATATATCTCATAGGACAGAAAAAGACTACGCAAAAGATGCTAATTCCTTCTTGTATGGATTGCAGACCTATAATGTTGTAGCATGGATGCCCATCCCGTCTTTCGATGAGAGATACTATACGCCAACAGGGATATGCTGGAACGAATTAAAGAGAAAGGAGATTGAATATGAGGTTTATATTAATTATACTTATGACAGCCACGATGTTATCTTGTAAAGATGACATGGAACATAGATTAAAAGGTGGAATGGTTATTACTGTTAAGGGAGATACCATAAAGTTTTATGGAGGAACGTTTACTTATAAATTATTTGGTGAAAGAGATATTAGGGGTGTTGTAATTGATGAATCAAAAGAAAAAGAAGATTAGCTATGGTAATAAAGAAGATAATTTATAAAATATCTATCTATAAGGTACTGCCACCTTATAAGAATTGGTACAGTATCATGACTAATGACGGACTAAATCGTAGTAATGTTGTAATTATTGGGAAAAAGCAATTACTGAAAGTAGCTTTAGCCTTGATTGTTATGGCTATTTTTAATAAAAGGACTACTATAGATAAATTCAAATCGGAACAGAAATGAGCCTTGGGCGGCTTTGTAAAACCCATAGAAACAATGATGAAAAAGTATATTGGAACAAAATTAGTTCAAGCCACACCAGCAATTCGCAAGGGTGGAAAAATTTATCTACCTACTGATGCTATTCCAAAAACAATGGAACCAGTAGAAGAAGGTTATAAGGTGGTGTATGAAGACGGTTATGAAAGCTGGTCACCTAAAGATGTCTTTGAAAAGGCTTATCACGTGGCTGATACCCCTCTTGACCGTATGTATATCGAATATAATGAGTTGATGGACAAACATAATAAGTTAGTACTGTTCCTTGGTCGAAAAGACGCTATTGAAATAGCAGGTGAAAATCAGGTCGCCTTAATGGAGGTTCAAAAAGTACAGATGCACGACTACATTCTTACCTTGAAAGAGCGCATTGATTTAATGAAGAAATAAATATTGCCATACGGTGGTTGAATATCTACCGTATGGCTTAATACAAGAAAAAAAGGAACTAAAAGATGATACTTACTACTGGTAAGATAGTATTCGTTACCGATCCAGATGAATCAGACTGCTATATTGAGAACTTAAGGATGGAGTACAACACAAATCTTTTACAATAGTATTTACAACCGATTATTGATCAATATTTTATAGGTGATAAGTCAGAAATATGGTTGTTGTCTTTAATTGTACATTCTAAAGGGTGAAGATTTAACGTTTTTATTGATTCTTAACTCCTTTGGAAAACCAACTTAAGCTGTTTCTTCTTTTTCAGCACAATTTGCTTTGTATATTTCACTACTATTTTTGGCTCATTGCAAAAGTATAGAATTTTTTGTTTTGATAGAAAAATCGAAATGTTTGCAGTACAGCAGAAAAAACATTATCTTTGCATCAACAATTTCCGCCACGCCTCTTTACAATGCGTACCAGGGCGGAACTTATTTTTATATACATATGATAACATACACTAAGCAGCCCATAAGTATTGCTGACCAAATAGCAATGTTGAAAAACAGGGGACTTCTGTTTGAAAAGTGAATTGCAACTTTATCTAAATAACAATGAAAAGAATCTTTTTGGCATGTATTTGCTATCTGTTGATTTTGCCTACAGGCTTATGGGCAAAACGAATCATTAAGGTGGCGTGCGTGGGCAACAGTATCACGTACGGTGCAGGTATTTCCAACCGGGAGAAAAACTCTTATCCCGCCCAGTTGCAGTATTACTTGGGCGATGATTACGAAGTCCGCAACTTCGGTTCGAACGGAGCAACGGCGCAGTCGGACGGCGATTATCCGTATGTCCGTACTGGGGTGTACGGCGAATCGAAAAACTTTCTTCCGGACATTGTCCTGATTAAATTGGGAACGAACGACACCAAGCCGCAGAACTGGAAAGACGAAAAGCATTTTATGGAAGAATATCAAACGCTTATCGATACCTACCGCTCGCTGGATTCGCATCCGCAGGTGATTCTGCTCACTCCGGTGCGTTGCTTCCTTACCGAGAAGAACACCATCAGTCCGCGCATTATCGAAGAAAAGGTACGTTTGGTAGTCGAACAGCTGGCTTACGATAACGGACTGGGTATTATTAATCTGCATAATCTGTTTGGCAACCAGTGGGATCAGGTCATTATGCCGGACCGTTTGCATCCGTCTTCTATCGGTGCGGGTGCGATGGCGCGTAAAATCGGCGATTACCTGCTGAATGCAGTTCAAAGTAAGCCGGCAGCCATTGTACCCGAAAATGCGACCTCCTTTAATTTTCACGGTTATCAGGGATACGATTTCCAGTTGGATGGGGTTCCTTACAAAGTGGTACGTCCGGCTAAAGAAGCACAGGGAAGACCCTGGATATGGCGGGCTCGTTTCTGGGGACATGAGCCACAGACCGACATCGACTTGCTGGAGCAAGGTTTCCATGTGGTATATTGCGATGTAGCCGACTTGTATGGTGCCGATAAGGCAGTAAAACGTTGGAACAAGTTTTACAAATATCTGGTGAAGAATGGTTTTCATAAAAAGACCGTACTGGAGGGCATGAGCCGTGGCGGACTGATTGTTTACAACTGGGCTGCACAGAACTCTGATAAAGTGGCTTGCATCTATGCCGATGCACCGGTCATGGACATCAAGAGTTGGCCGATGGGAAAAGGTGCTTATGCAGGTTCGGCCGAGGATGTGACACGGATGCTGGAAGCCTACGGCTTTAAGAATGAGGAACAGGCTTTGCGCTGGAAAAAGAATCCGCTGAATCATGCGGCCAAGATTGCACAGGCAGACATTCCGGTACTGCACGTAGTGGGCGATGCAGACGATATTGTTCCGGTGTCAGAGAATACAGCCCTTTTCGAAGCAGAAATGAAACGTCTCGGTGCCCCGATTACCGTGATTCACAAACCGGGTATCGGCCATCATCCGCATTCACTGAACAATCCCGAATCCATTGTACGTTTCATACTGAAAGCTACCGGCCGGTGGTCCAACAATTGTACCCATGCCGTTCCCGGAAACGAGTATCGCTCGGCTGCCGGATGGGTGGAAGGCTCGGAGTGGCATTCGGTGGCACAGGATATCGAAACCACGCTGAACGAACGTAAACTGAAACTGCTGTTGCTGGGCAATTCCATTACGCAAGGTTGGGGCGGCATGCGTAAGCTCGTCAGCTACAAACCGGGCAAGCAGGCCATGGACGACGCTTTGGGACAGGGAAACTGGGAAAGTGCCGGTATCTCGGGTGACCGTACGCAGAACTTGCTTTGGCGTGTCCGTTACGGAAACTATAACCGGTGTACTCCGGAATATGTGGTGATTGCCATCGGAATCAATAATCTGGTAGTCGGTCAGGACACAGCAGACGATACGGCTGAAGGTATCATCGCCGTTACGGAAGAGGCCTGCAGGCAGTTCCCTGATTCAAAGATTATCCTGTTGGGACTTTTCCCTTCCGGAAAGGAGCAGGGCAGTGCAGTCCGTGAACAGTGCAACCGCATTCATAAACTGCTGGGCGCGCATACCTTCGGAGCTCAGGTCAGTTACACAAATCCTACAGGCTGGTTTCTTGACGAAGATGGAACGATTCGTGACGGACTTTACAGCGGCGATTATATTCACTTCACAGACAAAGGTTATGCTTGTGTAGCCTCACATCTGATACAGTTGATGAAATAACACTAAAAGAAAAATAAGTATGAAAACCACTTTCAAGTTTGCAGGATTGTCTGCTTTATTATTCGGGCAGTCGCTTTGTCTGCTTGCACAGACAGCCTGGCATAACCCGGCGGCCGATTCGCTGTTGCCCATTCAGGGAAGAGCCTGGAATGCGGAAACCGGAAAGGCCTACCAGCGTTTGCCGCAGCGGGCCGAACAACTGGTCCGTAAACCCGTGTGGGACCTGTCGTTGCAGACAGCAGGACTCTATGTGAAGTTTTACACCAATGCTCCACAAATTCAAGTAAAGTATCAGGTTACGGGGGGATTCTCGATGCCCCACATGCCGGCAACAGGTGTCAGCGGAGTAGACCTTTACACGATGGACTGCAACGGGCAGCAATACTGGTGCGCGGCCAACTATCAGTTCGGTGATACAGTGCGCTATACGTATAACGACCTGACATACCGCAACACGCACGATAAGGGAAACGAATTCACCTTGTATCTGCCTCTGTACAACGGTGTGAAGTCTTTACAGATTGGTGTGCCCAAAGGCAGCCGCTTCGATTTCGTGCGTCCGTCGGTCGAAAAGCCTGTCGTGATATACGGAACTTCCATTGCGCAAGGGGCATGTGCTTCGCGTCCCGGTATGGCCTGGACCAATATCCTGCAGCGCAAGCTGGATATGCCGGTCGTTAATCTGGGCTTTTCGGGCAACGGACAATTGGACGAAGGTTTCTTCAAATTGCTGGCCGAAGTGGATGCGGCAATGTATGTGATAGACTGTATGCCGAATATGACGAACGACCGTGTAGGACTTATCCGTCCGCGTCTGGAAAAAGGCATCCGTATATTGCGCAGCAAAAGCAAAGCTCCCATTCTACTGGTAGAGCACGATGGCTATATGGGCTTTTACGCTTCGGATAAGAAAGGAAAGGAGTTCCGTAAGACCAATGAGTAGTTGCGTGCCGTATACGATTCGATGAAGGATGAAGCCGGAAATCTGCATTACATTACGTTTGACGAGCTGGCACTGTCTATGGACAGTCAGGTGGACGGAGTGCATGCTACCGACCTGGGTATGCAGCAGTATGCCGATGCCTATTATAAGAAAATAACCGGTATCCTTTTCCCGGAGCAGGCGACTTTATCCTTTACACCAGGCAGATAGCACCGCGATTCTTTCACATACCAGTGGACAAAGCGGCATGATGAAATTCAGAATTATAATTCAACCGTGCAGCCACAAATTGTAATGTTAGGGAACTTTATCACTCACTTTTGGGGCAGATTGCCTTACGAAAAGCGCAGAATGGCCGATGATGTATGGCAAAAGCTGTTCAGGGGTAAGTCGGTTGTGAATCTGGGTTACGGATGGGACCGGATAGAGAACGTACAGTGGCGGGTGCTGCATGGCGAACTGCTCTTCCGCTTTTTCAGTCAGGAGCCAGTCGGTGATACTTTCCATATCGACAGCCATACCGAAGAACTCGTCAACATGCTTCTTGTTGTAATAGTTCTTTCCAGCGATGCGGCAGATGGGGATACGGTTGCGTTTGGCGGTGGTATAGAGCCATGACTGCCTGACCTTATAAAGGGACATCACCTCTTCACCGGAATATAATAACAGATAAAAAATGAACAATATTAATTTGAACGAACTACGGAATCGTGCTTATAAGACCGCCTGTGAGCACGGTTTCCATGATAAAGAATTGAGTAACGAACACTGCCTTTGCCTTATCGTTGGAGAGCTTATGGAAGCTGTGGAAGCGGATAGAAAGGGAAGATTAGGAAAGAAATGTAAATCACGTTTTGAAATGGACTATAATCGCTATCCTGCATTAGTGGAAGAAGAAAAGCGATTTAAGTGTTCCTTTGAAAAAAATATAAAAGATACACTTCCAGACGAACTAAGCGATGCGGTTATACGCCTGCTTGATTTGGCTGGATTAAGAAATATATCCATTGATGATTTTCCTGAAGAAGCGATATATGGTGCATCCGAAAGTTGCGTAGGTGAAACATTTACTGAAAGCATATACGCCATATCCACATTGCCAATTCGTTATTTTTATGAATATAATTATTCTTTTGAAAGTCAGATAGGTCATATGTTATTATCAATCTTCGGGCTTGCCAAGCATATGAACATAGACCTTATATGGCATGTGGAGCAGAAGATGAGATACAATGAACTAAGACCTAAGTTGAACGGAAAAAGATATTGATTATGAAAACAATTATATTTACAATCATATGTATTATCGCCCTATTATGGGTTGGAGATTTCACAATTACATTTAAGCCGTTTTCTATATCACTTCCCGGTTGGTATAAGCCTGTAGGTATCATCCTGTTTGTGTTGGCAATGGCGGTATATAACATTGGAGAATACGCTAAAGGGTATAAGCATGGTTTCGATGATGGGATAAAGAATGTGTTGAAATACTTAAAAAGAAATGCGCTTAATGGGAAATATAGCTCTATGAAAGCTCCCAATCAGACTTTATGCCAAATTTGCGTGGCTCCAGCATTCTTGGCTTATTGAAAATCGTATTTGAGCCCCCTAAATCTTTACTTTAGCGGTAGTTCACAATTTTGTGATGAGAAAAATAGAATAGTTAGTGGTGATTCTTTGGAGTTGTCGCTAATTTTTTTTTAAGAAAATTATTCGCAAAAATGCGAATGAATAAAATTAAAATGCTATCTTTGCATTAAAGAAACAAATGAGATGGTAGTAACGTTTGATAAAGAGTATCTGAAAGAATTGTATGAGTTTGGAAAGGCGAATGATAAAAAGCATCGTTTTCAACCTGATATCGTACGTAGATATAAACGTTGTATAGATATAATAATCAGTGTCCCTGATGTAACTTCACTTTGTAAATACAATGGGCTGAGTTTTGAAAAATTATCAGGGGACAAAAAGGACTTTTGCTCTGTTAGAGTAAACAATCAATATCGTATTGAATTTACAACCACAGAGGTGCAAGGTGAAGTAGTGACTACCATCTGTAATATAATTGAATTGTCTAACCATTATAAATAGAAAGTTATGATTAAAATAGATGGCGTAGACCCTAAAATGATAGCTAATAACTTAATTCCTTTTGAACCGACACACCCGGGAGAAGTATTAAAAGATGAAATTGAATTTAGGGGTATTTCTCAAAAGAAACTTGCTAAAGAGATGGGTGTGTCTTATACTGTATTAAATGAAATTCTGAATGCAAAGCGTTCACTAAATACAAAATATGCTATGCTCCTAGAAGCCGCGTTAGATTTAGATGCGGAACCTTTGCTCAAAATGCAAACATCTTATAATTTGCAAATGGCAAAAAAAGACAACAGGTTTATGGAGAGAATTAATAAGGTGCGTAAGATTGCAGCGTTATTATGATTGATGTTAGAGAATTAAGGATTGGTAATTATGTACACCTTTTTAAGAGTTTTATTATAATTTAGGCGTGATTCCATTTGGTTTCACGCCTTTTTGTACCATTCTCTAAAGTTTTTTCAAATACTTTACAGTAACTTTCTAAAGTTTACTTATATTTCTTCATCTCCGGCAAATGTTTCCTTATGTCACTAATACGTGTTGCGTCACTCGGATGCGTACTCATGATCTCTGGCACTGAACCCGATCCGCCCGCCGACATCTTCTGCCAGAATGTGACGGCCACATTCGGATTATAACCAGCCATCGTCATAAGAATAAGCCCCATATAGTCAGCCTCGGTTTCATGTTTGCGTGAGAATGGAAGCATCACACCGTATTGTGCCCCAAGACCATAGACTATATTCCCGGCTTTCTGTATGGCGGCGGATTTTCCACTGAGAGCCTCCCCCAAAATTTTCGCTCCGTATTGTGCAACCAGCTGCTGACTCATACGCTCATTGCTATGCTTGGCCACAGCGTGCGCCACTTCATGTCCGATAACTACAGCCAGTTCGTCATCAGAGGAAACCAGATTCATCAGTCCCTCATACACAACGATTTTGCCTCCCGGCATACAGAAAGCGTTCACCTGATTATCCTTAACCAGATTGAATTCCCATGAGAAGTTCCTCACCTCACCGGACATTCCATTATTTTCCAAGTATTGTTCCGTGGCAGCGGCTATTTTCTTTCCGACACGTGTCACCATCGCTTTCTTTGTCGCGTTACTTGATATCGGTGCCGACTTGATATATTCCGAATACTGGGTCAGACTTGATGAAAGCACTTCGGAGTCGGATACAAGCAGCATCTGTTTCCTGCCTGTCAAAGGAACACTTCCACAACCGTATAACAGAAGCACGGTTGCAAATAAAGTCACAATTTTTTTCATGCACCTATAATTTTAAAAGTATGAACAAAGTTAACGATTATTTTCTAATTGTGATAAGTCGATATATGAAAAAGCATTGCACATATCATTGGACGGTATTCATACAAAGCGCGACTGAAATGAACATGTCAATATCCAACTTTAAGTTAAATCAAGTTTAACTTGCTGTTAATCAGATGATTATATTTGCACACATCACTAATAATCAGTATCTTAGCTATATAAAAGAAACCAATATTACTAACAATTAAAACATAGAAGATATGAAAGTAACAGATATTAAAATGTACATCAGTACATTGTCTATTATCAAAAAAGGTCAAGAAATTGAATGTGGTGACTTTTTAGGTGGTAGAAAGTAAATGCCAGTCAAGAAGATGCCTTGAATAGCATGAAAAATGCTGTATATATGTATTTGTTTGCATCTATCATGAAGAAGGATAAAGGTTACAAAACAATGGCATTCACAATAACCGCTTGCAATTCTGCTATTTATGATAACAGCATGAAGACAGAGGTTGTATGTAAGGTTGGTTATAAAGAAATGATACAGCTTATCAAAGATGGGTATAGAAGTCCACTATTTGATACTCGCAAGCTGAAATCATTGGTAGATATGAGACTTAAAGAGCTAAAGATAGCATAATAACCAGCAGGGCGAAAGCCCTGCGCAACAAAAAAGAATATGACCAAGAAAGAATTAATTGCAGCACTTGCAAATGTAAATGATGACGCGGTGGTATTGTTTGGCACGAAAGAAATTCAGTTTTTCGGTGCATTTGCTACACAGGTATATATTAACTGGGATAGTAATGAGGTTCTTATAGCCAATAAGCACACAGATGCCACAACACCAGTTTACTGCGAGTTATTACATGAGGATAAAACGCATTAACATAAATCGGCAGGGCGAAAGCCCTGCGCAATATAGAAGAATATGAAACGGTATTATTTAGAGCTTAACGGTGTATTTGTGAAAGATTCTAATTCTCTTAAAATCATAACAAGACATTATGAAAATTACCGTAAAAAGTATAAAGACGGTTTAATAGGTGTCTATGACAAACAAACAGGTGAATATATATTTTGATTATTTTAAGTCCTAATCCGGTAGCCTTCGGGCTACCACAATATACACGATTATGAAAACAATGGCTTTTTATGTAAATGGTGACGAAATGGTACAAGTTAATTTTGAATCATCTAAAACAGAATGCTTGTTACTTATTATCAATAGACTGTGTAGATATGCTGCACGCTTTGGATATAATGTTCAAATAGAAATTAGAAATTGATTATGAAAGCAGATTTAGTTTTAGTTATCAGCCCTGAAGCCCCACTGATGAAGCAACTGGGCAAAGTGTTAGGTAAGATGGTAACCCCTTATGACTTCTCTACTATAGAGAGGGGTGAAAAGTACATCACCATACAGCATGATGAAACAGGGCTTGTAGTGGCTTATACAAGTGAAGAAAGATTGAATGTGAAACATTAAATATAGATTATTATGGGTGAAATAGCAGATAGTTTAATTAACGGTGAATTTGATTTTATTACAGGGGAATATATAGGTGAAGCGGTTGGCTATCCAAGAACGCTTGCTTATGGCAGACATGAATACATGCCACCAGTTGAAAAGAAGCCTACCAACAAGGCGAATGTCTGTATAACTAACATATGTAAGGACAGAGGTTTCAGTAACCGTGAAAAGATTGAATTAGTAGCCAAATTCTTGTATAGCAAAGGTTATAAACAATTGCCTAACCTATCCCATCAGTATAAAATCATTCACAGCCAGTACAAGAATGATTTTAAAAAGTTTTTGGTTGAACAAGTAAAGCAAAGAAAGGATGAATAATATCTTCACAATATGCTATTCAGAAGAAGAAGCAAATGAAATAGGCCACTTCATTTTGAGTAGAGGATACGAGGGTGTTCAAAATGATAGCTATAGATATTGCCGTGAAGCGATTTGGTGGGCTTTCAAACAAGCTAAAAGGCATCATTTAAATTGCATCTACGTTGGCGTTGCAGGTTGCCAAATGACTGTATCAAAATCAAAGCGAGGTCTTAGACGAAACGGTCTTAAATACATAGAGAAAAGGCGAATGTTTTACAAATTACTAAGTAAGTATTGATAAATGATTATGAACTCAATTAACGACGAAAGAGGTTGCAGCGTATGCCAACCCGGTAAAGAGAATTACACTACCTACACAACGAAGTTAGGCAGAAAGAGAGTGAGAATGTACCAGTACGATTACCGTACTGAAAGTGGTGAACTCTTTGCTTGTTGTGCGCCTACCTTAGAGGCGTGTAGAGAAAGACGGGACAAATGGCTTACTGGAAGCACAAGTGAAGACAAGAGATGCTCTTATTAATGAATTGAAGGAAGGAGGTAAGCAATGACGCAGAAACAAGCATTGAAGTCGTTAGAGGATTACTGCAAGGTAAACAATATGCACCTAACAAGTTCCTCATTTACCAGAAACGCTTATGCAATTGTGGCGCATGACACAAACCAAACCTGGAACCGAATATTTGAAAATGGAATACCATGCCACCGTTTAAGCGGCTATCATACGCCAAAAGAGCTTTTGATATGGCTTGACGGCTATCACGCCGGGATACAGAAAGGAGGTAAGAAATGGGGATGATTAAATTTAGAGGTGTAAATATCTTTGGCAATGAATGGTTGTATGGGAATCTTGTTAAGATAGAAGAAAACAGATATTCCATATTGCCCGAAATAAATGATATGCCGACATGCAAGTGTATAGCTGATTATGATGTAAATCATAATACCATTGGTCGATTCACTGGTTTGTTCGATAAAAACGGGAAAGAAATCTATGAGCGTGATTACATTTCCATAATCTACAAGTATGAAGGCATCGCAAATGGATGCGCTATCCCCGATCATGATTGTATTTGTTATGGAGAAGTGGTTTACATGGATGGCTTCGCTTGCTTTGGCTTGCGTCTGCATAAAGCGGAATACCCAATAAGCCAAGAATTAAAAGAGTGCCAGTACCTTACTGTCCCTCTGCTTCAGTTTGATCTGGAATGTGATAGTATTGAGGTATTTGGAAATGTGTTTGATAATCCTGAATTGCTAAAATGAATAGAATATGGGAAATAAAGTAGTAGCATTTATAAGATCAAACGAATGGTTTAAGTCCACTATGGTAGAGCATGGCACACATAATGGATATGTAGCTGTCCCTTCTATGAACAAATATCATGGAATGTCTTATTTGGATATTAATGATATAGACGTTCATGGCGGTATAACATTTTCAGAACCGGCAATAAGCGGTGAAGAATCTATCGGAAGCAAAAGGAAAATTAATCCAAGGTATGTCGGAAAAAGAAATCCCATATTGGATAATGCTGAGTTTATCACCGACAACACAGAAATAGGTAATGATTGGTGGATATTCGGATTTGATACATTCCATTATGGAGATGATAAATATAATTGGGATAAACAAGCTGTCATACAAGAGACAATGAACTTGATGGAACAAATAGAAAAATAAGCAATATGAAGTACAGAATCAAAATAATAGAAACCCTTTCTAAAGTGGTAGAGGTGGAAGCGGATGATTATGATTCCGCTTTCGAGAAAGTTGAGGAAATGGTTAACTGCGAAGAAGTAGTTCTTACAGCAGATGATTTTGAAGGTCGTGAATTTTATCCGGTAGAAGATTATGAAAAGTAATAAAGAATACAAAGTAAAAGTCCAGTTTGTCTTAGAAGGAGAAGTAACTGTCAATGCTTGCAGCAAAGATGAAGCGAAAGAATTGGTTGAAGAAAGTTTTGGTCTTGTCGTTGGTGGTAATTTGCACTCTATGGATTCAAGAATAATCGATTGGGATTTCCCCGTTCATCCTGAAATGATTGTGAAGTAAATCAGTATGGCAAAAGTATATGAAAACAAGAAAGGATTCAAGGTCATACAAGCCACTCGTGGCGAAATGATATGCGCGCTCAGTGAATATGGATGTGTCGGAATTTGCGACAGCTGTGGTTCCAGTAATTGCCAAGATGGATTCTACATCGCAGTCCTTAATCGCTGGTATTGTTCTGATTGCTTCCATAAGTGGTATGCCAGAGCTAAACGCTATGCTTCCGATGAATATGTTGAAAACAAGAATTTTGAATTGTATAAGGCTGTTTTAGGGATCTATTAGTTGTTTATGATGGTAATTTAATTTATAACATTTTGATATCAAATATATTATACATTCACATCTAAATATCAGGATATGAGAACGAAAACAGAAAAAGCAATCAATTTATTCGAGTCCGGGTGCCTGAAAGAAGCGTTATCCATCTTCCGCACCTTCCGCATCGGATTCACCAAAGAAGAACGCAGAACACTGCAAATTGCAAGTGAAAGTCTTGCCGGAAATGAGAACTTCTACCAACAGATAGGAATCGACACAGATTCCATGATAAGCAAATCGGTTGAAATAATCACAGAAAAGTATTTGAGCAATGAAAAAGTTCAGTGTAAAATAGGGCGTAAAGCTTGTTACATTATAACTAATTAGTTATATTTGCATCATGGAATCAATAGAAACTAAAACCACTGATATAAGAACCATATACAAGACAGAGGAATTTGAAGAGTTCTACAATGATCTAAATGCAAGGGTAAAGGATAAGTTCGAGTATACATTTGAACTTGTACAAACGGTGTATGCCTTGCCTGTAAAGTATATAAAGCATTTGGATGGAACAGACTTATATGAAATGCGTGTGTCAGTCGGCTCTAATGAGTACAGAACTGTGTTATTTGCAATTGACAACAGCAATGTCATTTTAGCAACAAAAATAATCCTGCTTAACGGATTTTTAAAGAAATCTACAAAGGATTACGATAAGCAAATAGCCAAAGCAATACGAATTTTAAAAGATTTAGCATTATGATACAGTTAGATGAAAAGAAATTGGCAAGACTCAGAACAACCAACCAGCAACTTAATGAGAAATATGGGGAACATGGTACAGATACTCGTGAGAAGTTCAATGAGAAGTCGATGGCATGGTATTATGGTGATATACTTCGTGAACGCCGCAAGGAGCTAAAATTGACCCAGAAGCAGTTGGCGCAGAAAATTGGTAAGGAGCAAAGTTATATCGCCCGTGTGGAAAAAGGGGAAGTAGATATCCAGTTATCAAGTTTTTTCCGCATTGCGCGTGCGTTGGGTATCGAGTTTACGCCTACATTTGTTTGAAGTTAATTTTATATTCATAGAACATTTGCTTGCATTAAGGCAGAATGGAGAAGTCCGTTCTGCCTTTTTCGTTTCTGCAAGTAAAAGTTAAATCTTTGTCTTTCAGTATTTTATGATGAAAATAAAAGATATAAACCATTGTAAATCAATTATTTATTTGTATCTTTACAATATCAAAATAACACCTATTAATAACAAGTAAAAGTAAAGAGCAATGAAAACAGAAGAACTTATCAGATACTACAAAGCAAACATTGAAGCTATTGAAAAAGGATTGAACAACGACTCTCTTTCAGCAGATAAAAAATTCAGATTGGGATATACACAACAAGCGTTGGACGGATATAAGTCTGCTTTACAAGAACTTCTTGGAAATAATAACGACTAATAATAGAAGAGAGCAAATGAGCAAAGTAACAGAACTAACAAAAGAGTTTCAAAGAGTGATGTATTCCACTACATATTCATTTGAGATTGATACCGAAGATTATGTTTTCGGATTCAAAAACACAATAAAGAAGCGTACAAAAAGTTTAGCCAAGGCAAGCAAGCTAAAAGTGAAGTTAACCAATGATTGTGGTCGGTTCTTGTCAGAAACGGTGAGAGTTGTTGCTGTACGCTTCTACAAGAATGGAGAGCTTACCAAAAAATTGAAAGCAGAAGAGATATCTGCAAAGTATAACGGATAAATCATAGAGCTATGAATACTTATCATAAATTCTGTCCAAATGTATTTTTGGCAAAGTGCGATGAAAAGCACGAAAAAGGAGAAGTTATTGAGGTTACAACCAAGTATGGCAAAGAGAATGAAAGCATAGTTTTTAATCTGATTTTCGAGAAAGATGGTTTCTATTATTACTCTATCGTTCGGGCTGACGGATTTAATGTACAGGAATGGGCGAAGCAAAGAGCGAAACGCAGGCATGATTGGGCATCATTGGCTGCACAAAAAAGTAATGAGTATTTCAATCGCTCGAACAAAGATAGAGATTTCCTTTCCTTAGGCGAACCAATCAAAGTCGGACATCATAGTGAAAAGCGGCACAGGAAGATGATAGAAGATTCCTGGAACAATATGGGCAAAAGTGCTGAGCTCAGCGACAAGGCTGCCGAACATGAAAGAGTAGCCAAGTATTGGGAAAAACGTGCTGAAACGATCAATCTTTCAATGCCTGAAAGTATCGATTTCTACGAACATAAGCTGGAACAAGCTAAAGAATTCCATGAAGGTGTGAAGTCCGGCAAATACCCACGAGAACACGCCTACACTCTTACTTATGCCAAGAAAGCCGTAAATGAGGCACAGAAGAATTATGAACTTGCACTAAAGTTGTGGGGAGATGAAGAATAAAGTATACGTTTTGTTTCAAACTGATATTTGGAAAACAAAATCAAGTAGAGTGTGTTTCGGTGTATTTCTTTATGAAAATGCTGCTATTGATGCTGCCAAAGAAAATGGTTTATATACCAATGAAAGTGAAGTTGATATTATAGAATGTGAACTTGGAAAATTTGAGGAATTATGAAAACGATAGTAAAAGTCTATCTGAAAGACGAGCATGGCAATAAAGACTGGTTCGTTACCCCCATTAACCTCCCGGAACAAGAAGCGCACGAAAACTATATAGGTAAACGCTTCAATATAGGAATAGATACAGACCATATGATGAAATGTTGGAAGGTTGAGACCTTGAGAGTAGAAAAATAGTATTTTTGTTCAGTTTTATTTGAAAGACAAATAAAATGTTGTATTTTTGAGGCAGAAATAAGAGAAAACAGCTAAATTGAAGGAATGACAGAAATGGGATTGTTAAGTAGCCGCCTGTCAGCGGTGAAAAAGGATGGACGTAAACAGTCTGACAGCGTGGAATATCATCCGATTGCAAGTTCAAGTCTTGCTTCCTTCAATTAGCTAACAAGGGAATTTAGCAAAGTTGGTCTATGCGTCGGACTGAAAATCCGAAGAACAAGGTTCGAATCCTTGAGTTCCCGCAACCCTTAGTAGTAGTCAAGCGAAAACAAGGACAAAAAGGCTTATGTAATTTACGGGGTGATGGAAATTGCCATCTGACACGACTGAAAGAAGCCGAAAAATTGCATGAGTGCTCTTGCGAGTAGCTTGAAAAATGATTGAGTTTGTGTTTAAGCCTGTCGGGAATATGCCCGGCAGGCATTTACGCAGAAAATGTATGAAGTTGTACATAACCTGGAAAATATGGAAGTAACAATAAGGCCTCAAAGAATATCCGACGCAGAACATAGCTGGAGGATGCGTAAGGATAAGGATATATGGAAGTACGCTATTTGCGAAAGCCCCTACTCTCCCCTATCCCTTGAATCAGAAAACAACTTTTATAGAGAACAGTCAGAAAGTGATGAGTGTATACGCTTTGCTGTTCTGGCAGACGGCATATATGTCGGCAATGTTTTCATAGATAGAATAGATGAATCAGCATACGGATTTGGAGAACTTCACACTCATATCCTTAACAAAGCCTTTTGGGGTAAAGGCATAGGCTATGAATGTAACCGGCTTATCCTTGAATATGCTTTCCGCATCGCTAAAATGAATGGGGTTTACCAATATATCAATCCCTGTAATACCGCTGCATGGAAGAATGCCCTGAAACTCGGATTTAATGATATCGGTACTTCCTCTGTCAGGTCTAACGTACATATATTCATTATAAAAAAAGAGCAATGGATAAAAGAATAGAAATTATAGAACTGCCTGTGTCCGAACTTAAGACAGAGTTTGGGAATCCCCGTAAACCATTAAAGAAGAAGGCCAAGGAGAAGCTGAAGGAGTCACTTGACAACCTTGGCGATTTCGGCGTTATCGTCATTGACGAACACAACAATATCATATCCGGACACCAACGTGTTTCCATTCTTATGGAGAATCCTGACACTCAAGTTTTGTGCAAACGCCTTATTGGTTACAGTGAATCAGAATTAAAGGCTATTAATATCAAAGCGAACACCCATGCCGGCGAATGGGATATGGACAAGCTGGCTGAATGGACCGCAGACTTGAAAATCGATTTAAGCCTTGACCTTGAAAATCTGAATGTCAAAGAAACAAAGATCAAGGATATGGAACTGATACGCTATGAAAAATACGATTATGTGATGATTGTATGTCGTAACGAGATAGACCATCTGAATCTGACCCGTGCTCTTGGAATTGACGACAAGAAAGTTCTTGTATCCAGAAACGCCACCAGAGAGCGTAAGATTAAAGCACGTGCCGTATGGTACGATGATATAAAAGCCCAGATTATGCCTAAAAAAGAAAAAGAACAATGAAAAATTTCAATGTACTGCTTACGTGCTGCTCCATCCACGTAAAAGAAATGATAGATTGTTTGAAAAACAATGAAGACGGAGTTGATATAAAAGTATATGTCGCAAATTCCGTTGCGGCCAACCTCCCGCCTGCTGAACTGTCAGACGGTAATTTTGTGGTTCCGCCCATTTCTGCTCCAAATTATGTTGAAACACTCATATCCTTATGCAAGGAATATGATGTTTCAATCATCATGCCTACAGCGACATTGGAGTTGGAAATAATGGCTCGCGCTAAAGATAAGTTTGAGCAAAACGGTATTCTTGTATCTGTTTCTTCTATTGACAGTCTTCTGGTTGCCAACAATAAGATTGCTCTTTATAGTTGTTATGCCGGCTTAATGCCCAAACAGATCATTCCTGAGAGTGTTTCCGATGTGGATGCTTTCGCCTCTATGTTCAAGTACAAAAACAGCTCTATCTGTTGTAAAGTGGACAATCTGTGCGGCGGTAAAGGCTTCGCCGTTGTGGATGACAAGAAGTGCAATGATACCTCTCTATTCAACAAGTTCGGAGAAAACAGATACATATCCTTGCTTGATTTGAAATCCATCGTTGACAATGGTAAAAATAAGGTTATCCTTCAGCAGAGAATCGAAGGACTGGATTACACCGTTAGTGCGCTTGCAGACAAAGGAGTAGTTACTCATATCTGCGGTTATGTCGGCTACATGATGGCTTTCGGCTCCATTATGTATGGAGAAATCCAGTCCAACGACATGGCGTATGATATTGTCAGCAAGATTGTGAGAGAACTTGAACTTGATGGTAATGTGGCTTTTGACTTCATTCTGAAGAAGAGCGGCAAGGTGGTACTGCTTGAAATAAACCCGCGTATCAATGCCTCTCTCCCGTTTGTACGTCATGCAGGTTGCAATATGGTTTATTTGCGATGCAAACAATTACTTGGTTATGAAATTCCATCCACATATGAACTAAATTATGGATTAAAGATGAAAAAGTTCTATGACACCCGGTATTACGTTTAACATATACGTCATGTCATATCAGCGACCTCATAAAATAATGACTAAGAATTGCCTTGAATACTGTACTTATGTCGTTAGGGAAGAAGAAGCTGATGCTTATAGAAATGCCGGCATAGATGATATGCTTGTCATTCCTAAGGATGCCACGCTTGAATGTAGCGGCAAGGTACATAGTTTCATGTCAACGCTATATTGGATAATTGAAAACACACCGGAGGATGTGATATTTGTTGCCGATGATGATATAAAGCGTTTCTGTTATCGACTTGACAATTATACTGCCATCACAGCAGAAAACTACCCTGACTGGAAAGAACGCACATGTGATGAAATACTCCGTATCGGCCAGCTACTTTACGATTTAAATCTTGGGCTTGCTTTTGATAATCCACAAATGGCTTTGTATGTGTATGACAAGGAATTTTGTTTTAAGGGAATGCCCGGTCATGTAAGATGGATAAACAAGAAAGCACTCAAGGCCAGATATGATCTGAAAGACCCGGCGATATCCGATGTTGATATGATGTTACAGGAACTGCTTATGAACAGAGTTGTACTCCTGCCTAAATATTTTCACAGCTACGGTATCCAAGCTTCCAATGAAGGAGGAACCACCATTGATTCCAGAAAGAACTACGAATATAGATGTGCAATGAAAAATAAATGGGGAAAGTATTATGAATTTGACTTTAGAAAAAATACAGCAAAGATTAATGTCAAGCGATGATTTGAAAACACCTCTATACATTGCAGACAAAAATGACTTCAAACGGAATATCACCGATTTTGTAGCCGCTTTCAGAAAATACTACCCAAACTATAATATCGGGTACAGTTTCAAGACGAATTACTGCAAAGAATTCATCAATGTGGTAAAAGAAATTGGTGGATATGCAGAAGTTGTTTCTCCCAAAGAGTATCAGCTTGCACGGAACTATGGATTTGATGACAGCCGGATTATATACAATGGAGTTATCCCTGATTTGGGCAATAAGATACGATGTGCTAATCATGGTGGAATAGTGAACGTTGATAATGTAGGTGAGCTTGGTTCACTTATCGGAATATACACCTCACCGCTTGCAATTGGAGTGCGTCTAAATTTTGATATTGGGAATGGCATAGTTTCAAGATTTGGAATTGATGTTGATAGCAAAAGTTATCAAGAAATCATAGAACTACAACGAAGAGGATTGATAAAAGTCAAATGTGTTCATTGTCATATTTCTTATGCTCGTGGACTGTCGTATTTCAAGAAGCGTGCCGAAATGATGGCTCGATATGCAAAAGAACTTAGAGCCAATATAGTTGATATTGGCGGCAACATGTTCGGTCGCATGGATGACAGTTTAAAAGCTCAATATGGAGAATATATACCATTGTATGAGGAGTATGCCAAAACTATTGGTGAAGTCTTTGCAAGAGAGTTCCCTGATGGAGAAGTGCAGCTTATCACCGAGAATGGCACACCGATAGTTTCCACTTCCATGTCTCTACTTGCAACCATTATCGGCAAGAAAGTTATCAGAGGAAAAAC